TCCAATTGATCAATATGCTGGTAGTAAAGAGCGGTCAAAATCGGAACAAGGTAAAACACATTTACTATCCCCACTTCTTAAAAAATTGGACAAAATAAAATTATCAGCGATGAACCAAGCACGAGCTAAAAAAGGGAATGTCAGTGCTAAGCAAAAAGCGATGGCAACTAAATTTAAATTCCAAGAGGATATTACAGAATCCCCAGATGATGTTATGGGAAATGCGTTCTACTTGAGATTTCATCATAGTGACGCGCGTGCATTCGGTTGGCAAAGAAATGGTGATCATGAAGGTGATGCCCTAGTTGGAGAAGAAAATGGAAAAACTCATGGTAGCATAATAGATCATGATGGTCACAGGGTTGGGAGTAGGAGCAATTTGCATTATGCCGGAAGATTGTGGACTTCACAAAAGATTATATCATTTTGGGATTATCCAAAAGCATCCGATTTGCCTAAGATGATTAAACAACTCAATAAAGAATTGAAACAATATAATGAAAAGATTGACATCAATACTTGGGGCGTCGACGTTGTTGCCGATTCAAAAGGCAAATGGGCCAAAAAAATTAAAGGTGATGTAAATTTCAAAAATGATCGCTGGAATATATGGGACACTACTACTGTTATTATTCCATTGAAAAAATTCGCTGGCAGTGAAAAACGGACTGCAGAGGAAATGGGCAAATCACATTTATTGTCTCCATTACTGAAAAAGATAAGTGCGGCCAAAAAAGAGAAATTAAAGGCTATGGATAGTGCCCGATCCAAAAAGGGGCACACTTCCGCCAAACAAAAAGCCATGATGACCAAATTCAAATTTAGTGAAGATATCACTGAATCTCCGGACAAAGTAGCAATCAGTGATAATGGCACGGTGACTCACCGAGACAATGAAGCTTATTCGTTTGCTCCCGGTGGAAATGATTTAAAAACGATGTTTATTAGTGACAAAGGCAGTAGTCATTCGAGTATGATTGTACAGTATCCTGGTGTGGGATTCAATTGGGAATATTCGGGTAGGGTATGGATAAAACATAAGATAATAGCATTTTGGTATGTTCCAAATAAAAATAAATTGAAAACCCAATTAAAATATATAAACAAAGCGTTAAAAGAGGTGACAGGGGTTCAAATTAATGACGATTGGCTGATCGAACTCAAGGGGGATTATTTCAAAAAAAATCCCGATAGGTTAGAACTCGCTCCATATTTTGAAGAACATGGGTATGGATTATTGCCGATTAAATATTACACAGGACAACCACCAAAGCACGATTCCAAAGCGTATCAACAACATCAAGCTTCACCGATGAAGAAAAAGGTTAATAAGGCCAAATTGTCGGCTATGGGAAACACTCGTATGAAAAAGGGTGGAACTACCGCCAAGCAGAAAGCTATGGCAACTAAATTCAAATTTTCAGAAGATAAATTAAATGAGGGCAGGGTATTTAAATCGGCTGGTATAGTACCATATATCAAAAAGGGTGGTGAAATATACTATTTATTGTTGCATAGTGGCCGCTTGTGGGGATTCCCTAAAGGTATGCTAGATAAGGGTGAGGACTCTGTTGCTACCGCAAAAAGGGAAACCAAAGAGGAAACTGGAATATCCATATCCAAAATTGATAGTGGATGGAAGGCGGCTCAGAAATTTTTCGTCAATGTTGATTATTCGACTGGTGAGAAATTGGACAAGCCTGCCCCCAAATTTGTTGTTTATTTCTTGGGAGAATCACCAACTGAAAAAGTTAAGTTGTCATTCGAACATACGAAATATAAATGGGTGAAATATGAAGAAGGCCTTAAATTATTAAAGTTCGGCAAGGATATACTTAAAAAAGCAAACGAGCATTTGATTAAAAATGAGATACGTGAAAGTGTTAAATTGAATGATGAAATAATTGGAAGATTTATAGAAGAAACGGATATCGTGGCAATAATTAAAGAGGCTAGTATTAATTCCAGGGCCCCAACTGATGATGGCCCTCCAATTTTTTACAAGACATTCGCTGAATACAAAAGGGTATCCAAGAAATGGTTGAATTCCATGTTCCAAGAAACAGGTTGGGAAGTCATGGATTACATATTGTCTCATGGTGCGGAAGACCCTGAAAATGATTTTACAATGGAATACAGTACGGTTCCTGCTGTTGCTTACGGAAAAACTGGTGATGGTGAGGGTTACCCAGACCCAGTTGGCAGGTATAAAAAACACTTCGCTAAGATGAATCGGGAACTTGGTTGGGAAATTATCAAGTGGATGGGAATTGATGGTAAAAAAGTTACGGGTGTTGGTGCGAAAGCTCCAGTCGCTGCAGGTGCCAAGGATGGTACTGAAAATTCGGATAGAATGGAAAAGGATAAAGAAATGAATGAAAATTTATTTACACAGGAATGGTGAAAAGCTGAATTTCTTCGTGGAGAATTGTTACAAGAAGGAGGAGCCTACGGACACATGGCTCACCCATTTGATAACAGAGATTTGACTTTCGGGGATTTGAAAAAAATTATAGAATTGGGCTTGGGTGGACAACTAAATCGTGAGGATAATGTCAGTGAAAAACTGGATGGCCAGAACCTTATGTTATCATGGAAAAATGGTAAACTAATCGCTGCTAGAAATAAGGGTCATATCAAAAATGCTGGAAAAACGGCATTAGATACAAAGGGTATGATTGCCAAATTTAAAGGTAGGGGTGAGATATACAAAGCATTCGTATATGCCATGAAAGACTTGGGCAAAGCCATTGGTCAATTGTCGGATAAACAAAGGGACAAGGTGTTCGATGAGGGTAAAAACTTTATGAATCTTGAAATCATGTGACCTGGATCTGCTAATGTGGTGGATTATGACTTGGCACAGATTATATTCCATGGGGCATTGAAATATGATGCCGCTGGTACTCCAATAGGTGAGGTTCCCGGTAGTGGTAGGATATTGGCTGGAATGATTAAACAGGTCAATCAAAGTGTTCAAAAACATTATAAGATAGAACAACCCATATTCTTGGATATTCCAAAGCATCAAGATTTTGGCAAGTTAAAGAAGAAATTCTCGGCCAGATTGGATAAACTAAAGAGTGAATTTGCACTTGGCGACAAAGCCACATTGGCGATGTATCATCAAGAATGGTGGAAATCATTTATAGTCAAACAAGCGGCAAAAATGAAAGCTAAAAATATCGGTGGTGCATTAGAGGGGTTGATCAGGAGATGGGGATTTTTTGAGAAATCATATAGTGTGGCGATGATGAAAGCAGATTTAAAGAATAATCCAGAATTTTTAGAATGGGCGTTAGCATTTGATAAGAATGACCACGCGGCTCAGGTTAAGGAAAATATGCTTCCATTCGAAACATTGTTTTTTGAGGTCGGTGCAACTATACTGAAAAATGTAAGTGGATATCTAGCCGTAAATCCAGATAAATCCGTACAGAACATGAAGGATGAATTTGAAAAGGCTGTTAAGGAAATTGAAAAAAAGGGTGATCCTAAAAACTTGAAACGATTGCATACACAATTAAAAAGATTGGATGCTATCGGGGGGTTGGATGCGGTTGTACCAACTGAGGGCATTGTATTTAAGTATAATGGGCAGATATACAAGTTCACGGGTTCATTCGCTAGCATAAATCAAATTATGGGTCTATTGACTTTCTAGGAGAAAAACGTATGAAACTGTCCGATTTGAGGCGTTTAAAAATAAGAAAGTAATTGAAATAGATGTGTTCCATAAAGATTATGATACTATTTATAAGAAACTAAGTGCAAGTGATAAACGCACTGTGGACGCGGCGATAGGCGGTCCTGGTGAAAAAGGAGCATACTAAAATGAAAAAATCAGAATTAAGACAAATGATAAGAGAAGAAATTTTGAAGGAAACTGGCACAGATAAAAATTTGCTGGGTGGTATTGATAAAGGAATTCGACCCAAAGTGGCCGAAAAAGTATTTGCGGCCATGGCAAAACAAGACAAAAAATATGATAAAATGAATAGTTCGTGAAAAGAATTACTAAAATCCAACAACGATTTTTGAAAAGAATGGCAAAAATTTAGAAATGATGCAAAAGATTTTGCTGAAAACATGTAAATAAAAAAGGTGCATGGCATTTGGGAGAAAAATAATGAAATTGACTGATTTAATGATAACGGAAGAATTAAGCCCTCATCAAATTAGAAAGCTTAAATCTGAATACGATAAAATGATTAAAGAAATTGAGAAACAAGAATCTAAGATTAAAACTCAATGGAAGCAATATGGATTGAATGATAAATTTATAAGAAATTTGAATGCTGCTTGGTATGAGATTTGGGATGAAATAGATGAAATCCGGATATTGTTAGATAAGGTAAAATAAACAAAAGAGGTTAATATGAACAGAGAAAATAAGGCCATGAAGGATATTCTGGCAGGTAGAAATCCAGACAAGAAAATACAAGTATCAATGTGGAATCCAGATAAGGATGAAACCATTATTAAAGAACGCGAGAAAACTGCTAAAGAAAAGACTGATCGTGATGAAAAATCGGAAATTTTAAGGGCGGCTAGAATGCCAATGTTTTGCCCCGAATGTAAACACATAATGAATAAAACGGCCGATAAGAAATTTTTCAATCTTACTGGTAAATGTATGGATTGTGTGGTAACTGAAGAGAATAGACACAGGATTGATGGGACATGGGATGTGTACGAAAAGACAAAGGTGCTTCAGAATAAGAGGTCATGGATAAACGAGCAGATTGCTAGTATAGTGGAATGGCGTAAGGGTGAGGAAGTGAAATTTCTCAATCAGATTAATCCAGATGGTCATTCAGTTGAAGAGGAAAAATGGGAAACCAACAAGGCTCAGATTGAAATGCTAGCAGATAAAGCTACAAAAGAGTATAATGAGATGTTGGACTCAGTAAATAGCGAATTATCAGAACTTTAATATTTATAAGTGAACAAGTGTATATAGGAGAAATTTAGTGAAAAAATCAGAAACCATAATGAAGAAATCAGAATTAAGACAGATTATACGAGAAGAAATCCAGAAATTGAATGAAGCCCGACCAATTAATATTGAAATTTGATATGACAATCCGAATGAAGAAAAATTTATTAAATCCAATGTTAAAAAATTTGGTGGTAAAATAATTAAACCATCTGGTGATCAAATTTCAACCATTTGGGATGGGGATGGATATGAGTTTTCCAAATTGATGAAAAAGCATAAATTGAAAATTTATAGGTGGTATTAATATTAAATTGAAGGAAAAGTAAATGAAAAAATCAGAATTAAGACAAATTATTAGGGAAGAAATTCAGAAATTGAATGAGGCTGCACCAGTGCATGCCGATTTTGGTAAATATCTTGGTGATCTTACTGACAGTAAAACTATTTGGTTGTACCCAAAAAAGGGCGCATACGATTTCAAAAAAGAAATTGTGATACTAAAAAAGGCTTTTGGTAAAGCAAAAGTAACACCACATGAAATGGATTCAGTGGAGCTGGTATTTTCTAAGCCAATCCCAAGTCCAAAAGAGTGGGCGAACGCACTAAAATAAGTGGAGAAAAACGTGAAACTAATAGACATGTTGAACAAAGACGGGAAAGTTTATTCTGTTAAAAAACTGGATGAACAGATGGAAATTGGTGATATCACATTCGATGTGGGTAAGGTGTATAATTTTGGAGACGGATTCAAATCAGTAAATGAAGAGGATATCCGACCAAAAAATGAAGAAAAAGAATACCCAAAGCCCATTAAGAAAATATTCAATAAATTTGGGATTCCCCCTAAGGCACATAGTCCAATTTTGACTATGTTGGCGTATATAGAGAAGAATCCAGACGCATTAAAGACTATATTAAAATCAGCGGGCATGACCGAAAATAAAAAGGGCGAAAATTAATGAATAAGATATTTACATATATATGGAAGGGAATACTGGCGTTGGCTAGTATTGCATCCATATTCTTTGCTTTGAAGAATAAAGAAATTAGGGATTTGAGCAAGGTTATCAAAGATAATAAGAAAAAAGAAAAAGAAGTCAAAAAGGAAATTGCCCAATTGGAGAATAATAAGCAGGCCAATAAAAAGGAAATCGAAAAGCTCAAGGGTGATTTGGACAATACTAAAAAAGAAATAGAAGAAATGGAAACTGTATATAAAAGCGATGATGTAGACGCTGCAGTTAAATTTCTCAAGGATTTTGCTAATGGTTAGATGGATTATGATAATACTGATAGTATTATTGTCATGTGGATTTGGACAACATTCATTTACGGATGAAGAAGTATTAAATATTGCCAATAAGGTGACTGAATTGCAACGGCAGGACAGTTTAAAGACAGTAGCTATGGTGACACAGGGTATGATTATAAAGAAATTGGAATTCCAAGCGGAAATGGATTCTTCGATTATTGCGTCCAAAGATAAGAATATAGAAATTTTAGAAGAACGAGTAGAATTGGTTAAACCCAAATGGTGGCAGAATCCGAAGATTGCTTATGTCGGTGGAATGGCCACAGTATGATTTACATTATGGGCTAACGGGCAAATAGTGGGATAATATGATGAATGAAGCACAAAAACTAAAAGAGGCGATGAAGAAAGAGTACATTAAGTGTGCTGTTGATCCCACGTACTTTATGAGAAAATACTGCATCATTCAGCATCCGCAACGTGGTAAGGTAAATTTTAACCTTTATGATTTTCAGGCCGATACTCTAGAAAAAATAGTAAGCAATAATTACACTGTAATTCTCAAAGCTAGACAACTGGGATTATCCACATTAACTGCCGGATATGCCCTTTGACTAATGACATTCAATACGGATAAGGATATTTTGGTTATCGCTACGAAACAGGATAAGGCCAAAAACTTGGTAACAAAAGTAAGGGTTATGCATGCAAATTTACCAAATTGATTAAAATCCACCTGTACGGAGGATAACAGACTTTCAATGAGTTATAAGAATGGCTCAAGAATTAAAGCAGATACATCATCCCCAGACGCTGCACGATCAGAATCACTATCATTATTGATTCTCGATGAAGCGGCATTCATCCCAAAAATTAACGATATATGGACAGCAGCTCAACAGACATTAAGTACTGGTGGCCGCTGTATTGCATTGAGTACACCAAATGGTGCTACTGGATGGTTTCACGATATATGGGTTGGTGCGGAGAATAAGGTTAATTCATTTTTTCCAATATATCTTCACTGGACGGTACACCCAGAACGTGATCAAGTATGGCGTGACAAGCAATCTTTGGATTTGGGCCCAGAATTGGCCGCCCAGGAATGCGATTGTTCGTTTATCACTTCTGGAAAATCGGTAGTCCCCGGTCCAATTATTCAATGGTATTTGGATAATTTAAAGGAAGAACCCATCGCACGAGAAGGTCTTGACGGTAACTATTGAAAATGGAAATATCCTGAAATTGGAGCATCCTATGTGGTTTCGGCAGACGTGGCACGTGGCGATGGTAAGGATTATTCCGCATTTCATGTAATTAATATTGACACATTGGAACAAGTGGCTGAGTATCAGGGGAAAGTCGATACTAAAGCATTTGGAGATTTATGTGTAAATGTGGCTACAGAATATAATGACGCACTGTTAATTATTGAAAATGCCAATATTGGTTGGGGTTCGATTCAACAGGTTGTTGACAGGGATTATAAGAATTTATTTTACGCCACATCGGACTTGAAATATGTGGATGTAAAATCACAGATGACAAACAAATATTATAGAGACGATCGAAAAATGGTGGCAGGGTTTTCAACTACTAGCAGAACCAGACCAATGATCGTGGAAAAACTGGTGGAATATTTTAGAGATAAAACCGCAATAGTACATTCCAATAGACTAATAAATGAGTTATTTTCATTTGTATATGGTCCTGCTTCGGCCGCACAGGCCGATTATGGTGCTAATGACGATTTAGTAATGAGTTTCGCGATAGCCCTATGGGTACGTGATACTGCAATTCGTCTAAGAACTGAGGGAATGACTCAGCAGAAAAATTTAATGAAGCAAATGGTGGATTATCAACCAGTTTATAGCGAAAGTAGTAATAAAAATGATTCATGGAATTGGGACGACTCACATGGGAATAATGTTGGGTTGGACTGGTTGCTGGATTAAAAGAGACGAGGTAAAGAATGGCTGAAGGTAAATTAGCACGGAATTTAAAAAGATTATTTTCTGGAACCGTTATTGTTCGCAATATTGGTGGTAGAAAATTAAAGGTTGTGGACACGGACAATGTCCAATCTACTGTGAATAGAAATTTCATGGATAGATATACTAGATTGTACTCATCAATGGGTGGGTCAACTGGTCGTGCTATACAATTCTATCAAGCTGGGCAGAGAATGGCCCTTTTCAAAGATTACGAACAAATGGATGCGGATGCTATTATCTCATCCGCACTAGACATTTATGCAGATGAATGTTTGGCAGGCGATACCATAATTCCATTATTGGATGGTCAAAAATTGACTTTAAAAGAAATGTTTGATAATAATATGACCGATTTTTGGTTGTATGGTATTGACGATGGTGGAAATTTTAAACCGTCTATGGGTAGATTTGTGGCATATAAGGGAAAATCCGATGTTTATAAAATAACATTGGAAGATGGTACGATATTGAAATCCACTGGAAATCATAGGTGATTGGATTCAAATAATAAATTGAAATATACTGAAAATTTTAAAGTCGGGGATGGAATTTATGCTCTTTCTACTAAAATAAGTGAACATAAAAATATGCCTGGATATGAAATGATAAAAAATGGAGAAAATTTCGAATTTGTTCATCGGATGGTTGCTAAAAATAATAAAATTTTATTGGAAGAACGAAAGCATAAAACGGATAAGGCTGTAATACACCATAGTTCATTTGATAAGAGAAATAATTCTCCGGAACATTTAATTTGGCTTAATTCCAAAGAGCATTGGCAAATGCATGCTGATTTTAACAAACAATTGTGGTCAGATGATACCAAAACTCATGCATATAAAGACAAAATTAAGGAAGCACATGAGGCATATTGAACACCCGAACTTAAACATCAAGTAGCTATACGCCAGTCTAAATTTATGAAAGACTGAATGTCGAAAACTACTGACAATGAAAGAAAAGTTTTATTTGGGAATTATGGTGAAAAAAATGGAATGTATGGCAACGGCGAATTGTTGTCTGGTAATAAAAATGGTAGATGAATATCATCAATGAATAGAATTAGTAAGTATGATTTAAATACACTAGTTGATTTATTAATGAAAGAGTATACTGGTGGTAAAAATAGCAGTGCTAGAAATATTTTATCTAATCACTACGATTTTAATCGTTCGGAATTTTTAAAATTTTCCAAAATGGTATGTGAATATTATGGAATATCAAATTTAAAATCATTACCACGTGAATATTATTTTGAGAAAAATAAACATTTATTATCTGACATGAGATTAAAAATATCCAAATTCAATAAAAATCCAAAGCGAAATTTTAATTTATTGTGCAATAATATAGGGACTACTAAAATAGAGTTTAATCATATATTAAATAAAGCTGGATATCATTCTTTTGGTGATTTTGCGGATTCTTCTAATCATAAAATTATATCTATTGAGAAATTGCCTGAATTGGAAGATGTATATGATATTATTGATGTGGATGATACTAACATTTATGCGATTGAATCGGTCGATGGATCGAAAATATATACTCACAATTCTACAATGAAATCCGAATATGGTGATGTTATTGAGATTACCGCTGAAGATGAGGGTGTAAGGGAAGTATTACATAACTTGTATTATGACATTTTGAATGTTGAATTCAACTTGTGGCCATGAGTTAGAAATATGTGTAAGTATGGGGATTTCTTCCTGCATTTACAGATAGATGACAATTATGGTATATACAATGTTATTCCAATGTCGGCCTATGATGTGGTTAGACTTGAAGGATTAGACCCAGCAAAACCAAATGAGGTTAAATTTCAATTGGGCGAGGGTGAAACCAGACACATGGCTAAGGGTAATGATGAAACCGAGATGCTGGAAGATTATGAGGTTGCACACTTTAGACTACATTCAGATTCAAACTATTTGCCATACGGTAAAAGTATGATTGAAGGTGGCCGTAAAACGTGGAAACAACTAACACTAATGGAAGATGCCATGCTGATTCACAGAATCATGAGGGCCCCTGAAAAGAGAGTATTCAAATTGGATATTGGTAATATTGCTCCAAATGAGGTTGAACCATTCATGAAATCGGTTATTTCCAAAATGAAAAAAACCCCAGTTATGGATGAACAGACTGGTGAATATAATTTAAGATACAACATGCAGAATCTCACTGAGGACTTTTTCCTTCCAGTGCGTGGTTCTGATAGTGGAACTGAGATTGACACATTATCTGGGTTGTCTTATGAGTCCACCGATGATATAGAATATTTGAAGAACAAAATGATGGCGGCTTTGAAAGTACCTAGGGCATTCTTGGGATACGATGAGGCTCTAAACAGTAAATCAACATTGGCAGCAGAAGATGTGAGATTTGCAAAAACAATCGAGCGAATCCAAAAGGTGATAGTTGACGTTTTGATGAAAATTGGTGTGGTTCACCTTTATACTCAAGGGTATAGGGATGAGAGAATGCTTAATTTTGATCTTAGCTTAACTAACTCGTCTATCATGTTTGAAGAGGAACGGTTGGAATTATTGAACAACAAAATTTCAGCGGCTAGTTCACTTCTACAGGACGATTTGGCACCTACAGATTGGATATATAATAATATCTTCAAATTCGGAAAAGCCGAACAAGAACAAATCAGACTGGAACTATTAAAAGACAAAAAACGCAAGTTCCGTTATCAACAGA